ACGCAAACGCCCACGACTCAACCCGATTATTATTTGTAAGTTAATCACGCACGAGCGTGCAAACGTTCCAACCCTTGCACCACTCCCACTTGCATAATTATAGCATATTAATGACTGTATATACAATACTGTGCATTTTATACAAAATAAAAAAGCCCTAAGGCTTAATTAACTCCAGCTATGGAACATCTGCAATTGGGATGGAAAATATATGGTTGTTCAGAACTACCTAGCTCAATTACTGGAAATATTTCGCCATCGTGAGGAGTGCATATATGGCATGCCCCCGGGCTTACAATTCTTTCACATTTCTTTAAATCAGCTTTTGATATATCGCTTGCCTGCTGCTGAACAGATACTCTAGCACCTTCTGTCCTTAATATTCTCTCTGATTGGTAACGATACACATTATACTTATCACGAATCAATCCAACAGAAGACATAGTGGTTTCTGATTGCAATAATGACTTACGCAAGATGGTAGACAAATCGTTTTTTAACTGTGATTGGTTAGCCCAGATATTATCAGACCATTTAACTCCCTTTAAGGTCGTGTCGATGATATTATCAGCTAATTCATTGTTAACCAGCTTATACATCTTAGCGCCTATTTCAGCAGTGTAATGCTTATCCTTTAATAACTGCTTGTTAATGTAATCAATCGACTTATAAGCTAAAACAGAAGTGTATAAAAGCGTTGCATATTCCAATAATTCTGCATTATTAGCCGGTTGCTTCGTATTCATACCGTTTTCTGTTGCATATTCATTCAATTCGTTGACTAATTCATAATCAGGATAGTTCGAATCGTTAGCTTGTGTATATTGCTTATTCTTATCTTGAAATAGCGCCCACCAAACTAGATAAGCAGCCGTTACACCTTTGACAATGTGTTTCAGCTTAGCAGCGTGCCTTTTATCAGCTTTGATTTGCTCCTTGCTGTACTGGTACATCGTTTCCCTGTTCGTCGTCATCTGTTACCTCATCTCGTTTAGAAAGTCGCGTATCTTCTTCCGTCATACTGTCTCTTTGTTCGTCCATCATATTCAAAATTTCGTCAACGTCATTAACTTCTGGCAAGAATTTATATAGGTACGCCTGTGGCAATGTAGCTCCAGCAGATACAAGCGCCTGTATCGTCTCTACATCATCAGTTGGCAAGTTGTCGTGGAAAGTGAACTTGATGTCGTTTGAATCAATATCCCACAATCCTGAAACGGCATGTTCTAACGTCTCAACAATACCGTATAGTGCAGACAATCCACGCTCAAACATTCTGCGTTTCGTCTTTGCTTGTTGAATCACTCCTAATTGCTTATACCGCATTGCGACACCAGAAGCGTTACCAGCAAAGCTTTCGTCTGATACGTCCGGTGTGCGTGATAGCGTGTGAATGTTTTTATATAGCCTGTTCTTATATGCTTCAACACCAGCCGTGTCGTACTCTTTATGAATGAATGAAGCGTCTACATTAGTTTGACCGTTGACAGCATTGTTACCGGATTTAAGAAGTAACAACCTAGCTCGCTTCAATTCAAGCAAGATGCGCTTCTTTTCTTCTACTTGCTCTTTTAGCTGCTGATCGTAGTTAGGACTTTCTGGGTCAAGCAACAACTCTGATCCTTCTGTCAGTGTGTCGATGTCGCCCTTGATAACCAGCATTGCATCATTCAAGTCTGTCATATAGTTAGCCGTGTCAGACTGAGCACTGTCATAAGCGTCAATCAAGCTCAGCACGTTCTCATAATCGCCCAATCGTAAGCTGTTGTTCCAGAACTCAACGACTGGCATGACTGTTAGTGCTTCAATCTCTGGTACATTAGTCAGTAAATCATCAGTCAATGCCTGTGGCTTGTACACCTTATGTTCATCTTCCGTCCACGTTTCAATATTGTATTCTAGGTTAACTTGTTCAGCGTTACCTGTGTTATCAACGACAATAATAGGCACATATCTAACAGACATAACTGGTTTGAAATCTACGTCTGTGTTATAAATCATAAACGTGTCGATGGGGTCTAGACGCACAAACTTCTCGTACTTCTCCCCGTCTTCACGGAACACGAGCGCCAATGCTTTGCCATATTTACCAGCATCTAAAAACAAATCGCCAAACAGTGTATCAACGTCATTAGTCTTATTAATCTGGTCTAACGTGTCGTGGTTATCCTCATCAACATCAATCGTGATTGGATTACCAACACTGAAAGATGCTTGGAAGTCTGCAATCTCTTGTGCAAAAGGATGTGTCAACCGAACGTCTGACCCATCATCAGCTCGTCTTGATTCGGGTTCTAACACACCAACGTTACGTCCTGAATAATAAGATGATAGCCGTTGCAACCTTGGTTGTTGTTTCTGGTGGTGGTGGTTAATAAATTGCATTAACCGCTGACCGTTTAAGTTTTCCAGTTCCTCTTGATAGACCATATTAGCTTGCTGGTCGTTAGTATAATCAAACATTATTAATCCGCCTTTAATTTTCAATAACTTCATTATAACAAAAAAAGCGCCGTTAAGCACTTTGTGTAAATATGTACGCCGTTTCGGAATCAAACCTCACCCGACTTTGCCGATTAACCGTTATATATCGACTTATTTTGTTGCAACTGGTAATCACCGATAAGCCTTTGAAAGCCAACCAGTGGAAAGGAGGTGTGCTATTCGTGTCATGACCCACGTTGATATAGCACCCCTATATTGTATCATTTAATGTTTTATTAAACAAGCCCGATATCTTTCACGGCTTGTACTCTTTCTCCGTAGCTCATATAGTTTCCGTTTTTGTTTGTAAATATTATTCCTTCTAATGCATAACCTAACGCTTGAATCGCATGATCGTCACCGTCTTCTGGTTCGCCTGTCTCTTTACCAAACTTGTCTTTCTTATAAACCTTTGTTTCCATTTCTTCAAACAGCCAACTGCATGACGGATGTATGTGATACTTAAACGACTTCATGAACTCATAACGTTGCTTGTTACTATCTTTTCCCTTACCAACTGGGATTACTGATTTCAAACCTCGCGTGCGTAATTCAGCAATCGTTCTTGGTTCAGCACTATCAGCATATACACGACTATTGATAGCTCCCTTGCGCGCAAGCATTCTAGCCATTGGATCGTTAAGCAATCCTTGTTGATAGAAACCATCATAAACATATATGTCATTACCTTTAACGACTGCCTTAACAAAAGCTGTTGGGTCATGAGTGAAACCAAAGTCAAGTCCCATGATTGTCCTTCCCTTGATAGTCTTATAGTCAAACTCCTCAAGCTCAAACAGTCCCTCAAATATCAATCCTTCTGCAACGCCCCACTCGCCATCAACAGCAACCTTAGCACGTGTCGGATTACGTACCTTCATTTCCATCAGGCTCTCAATATAGCCGTCATCTAAGTGCTCGTTGTCTTTATAAGTTGTCGTGTGAGCTATTGAATGATTGCGTTTAGTCTGTTCATCAAAGAACTCTGCCTTAAGCCAATGCTTTTCAGACCAAGGGTTAAACGCTAGTATGGTTTGATAATACCCACCATCAGGCAATATGCCACGGATAGATTCTTCGACAGTGTTAAAGTCATCGATACTCTTTAACTCATAAGCTTCTTCATAGAACACTCTGCATATATTACCAACAGGTGCCTTGATTGACGTAATCTTCAACGGATCATCTAAACCACGCAAGAATATCTTCTGACCTGTTGGCTTGTAAGTTATTTCTAACGGACTAACCGTAAACTTAAACAAATCAGACACACCAAGATATTCAACAGCCCACTTTATATTAGCAAACGTACTATCCTTTTGCGTTGTCTGAAACTGTCTAATGATAAGCCAGTTAACGTATGGTTCTGTTACCATTTTATACACAATACTAAAAGCGATAGCAGCGGATTTACCTGATCCACGACTACCTTTGTACACAATGTATCTCTCTTTACTTTTAAATAAATCATAATAAGCAGGGCTAACCCACTCTGGCGTATTCCAATTAATATTCATAAGTAAATTATAGCATAATAAAAAGCGCCTGCTATAGCGCTTAATCAATAGGCATGATGTTGATTGTCACTTCGCTCGAATCACCATTTTCTAGCTTATTCTCAGCTAGCATAGCTTCCGCTTGCAACTTTTTAAGTCGAGCCATTTCAATCTTTGATTGTGTCGTTCTGCCGACTATCTTCATTAGTTCTGTACCAGCCTTCATGGCATCAGCAACACTGTTCCTAGCTTCTGTTACTGTCACGTTGCCGTCTTTATCAGATGTAACCACATCTTCTGTCTCTTGACGTCTGAAAACCTTAGTCAACCCGACAAGAATCTCTTCCTGTGTAGCGATTGACTCCATATCCATCTTAGTTATCAAGCGATCCATGTAATCGCCTATTTGTTGATTGTCAAGCAATTTTCCCGCCTGACCTGAATTAGCAAAGTTCTTAGAATAACCAGCTTTAATAGCAGCCGTATACAGCACTCTACACTTTACATATTCCTCGGCAAAGCGTTTCTGCTTAGCCGTCATTACTTTTCTGGTTCTTGCCATTTCATTATTTATCTCGTTTCCGTAGTCTCATAGCTTTCTATATACACCATTTTAACATAAAAAAGCAACCCTTTCGAGTTACTCCATTAATTCCAAATTTGCATCTATTCCGTTATCTCTTAAAAGTAAATTAAATTCGTAAACAGCATCACTTTTTTTATCAAAGTATTCACAGCAATATAGCTTATTTTCACCATCTTTATAAAAGCAGACGCTTCCTTTCTCTTCGTACTCAAAACAAAGCGGAAATATAAAATTTCTTTTATAAATCGCAATTGAGCGAACTCCCTTCGTTACCGTTTCATCAGACAATATTACTTTATATTTCTTCATGATTTTCCTCCTTAATAAGCTGACCTAAATTGTTTTGCAAAAGCATTGTTAACCCTAACTGTAAACTTTTGATTAGAGTAACCAGACTGTGCAAATATATCAATCGTCTGATGTGGTGCTACATAATAGTTGCGAATTGAGACGTCTTCTGTATACCCATTGATATAAATCTCTGAATGCTTTCCTGTTACTGAAACTTGTTGGCGACTAGCGCTTGTGTTGGTAACTTGCACCTCTCCTTGAGCCACTTGTTTCATCTCAAACACTGGTTGGTTGACTGTTTGTAATCCTACTGCGCTAAATCCTAATAATGTGAACATGATTGTTTTCCTCTTTTCTTAATGTCTTAAGTATACAACTAAAAAAGATGCTTTAATAGCACCTTTACCATTTCTTAACTATTTATTTTTAGAAAATATACCCACTTCATCGTCACTGTCGATCATTACTTTCACATCATATCCGAAATTACCATCTTCTTCTCTGGACCAAACATTGGTATCGTAAGGAATTTTATTTAGTTCTTCAATTAACTCTTTAACCCTCATATTATCTCCTTAAATGTAGTATTCACGTTTCAACTTATTTTCGTCATATTCTAAAGCATACATTTGCTTAATCGACCCAACAAATCCGTTTTTAATTTCCCACGGGTCTGATTTCTTTGGCGTTCCAAACTGTCTTAGCATAACGCCGTTTTGATCAATCGTTTTCTCGAAGTGCATGTGTCCTGTATGTATCTCACGAGTTGATGATAATCCCCAAAGGTTACTGTTTTCATTAGCTAGTATTTGAGCAGGATTCTTTTTGTTAACGTCTCCGTGCTGAATTGATATTAATACATTCCCCAATAAGTAAGCTGTTCTGTAGCGACTATTGATGTCTACATTAGTTTGTTTGAAGTGTTCCTTAATCCAAAGAGAAAACATGTAATTAGAATCAAAATCGTGATTACCTCCTACAATCTTAACCAATACCTTATTAGAGTTTTCAATACACTTCTTCATGATTGTTTCCATAAATATCATGGCATCATTGATAGCAGCCGGCATATCCACATCATTGAGTATCGTTCCTGAAACTGTTTCCGTTGTATTGATCTTGTCTGAATGAAGCAAGTCCCCAATCAGTTCAACAACGATTGTATCGTAGCCGTTCTTAATCACTTCTACCATCTCAGCAACTTTTGAATTTAGGTCGGCTAGGTCGGTAATTCCAAAATGTAAATCTGCAAAAGGCAAAACTAAATTTCGTTTCGAATATTGTTTATTCTTCTTGTATGTGATTGGCTTAACATTTAATTTAAACTTAGCAATCACTCTTTCAATGTCATTTTCTCCAATAGGTTTTACGTTTATCTTAGATTGGTATAGGTCTCTTGTACCATTTTCTGAACTACCTTGTTGCCAGAAGTTATTGATAACTGATACTATTTTCCATTCTGCTGGATCATAACCATGCGCCCTGAGAACAAAATCAACGTCCTTGTCTTGCCCCGCTTTCATTTGAATAACGGTTGCGTGTTCTTGACTGCCATCTTGATTAATCTTTAATTGCTCTCTATAAGCTTCCTGACGGTTATTAATCTTAATTCGTTCACCTTTACCGTTAGAGTTCAGATAATCAAGCTTGGGCTTATCTCTAACAGCATTTCCTCTTGCTCCTGTCATCAACCTACGCATTTGCCTGTAAGTAATATTCTCGTTGTAGTTCTCGTAGATAATATCAATTATCTCTCTGGTTGCTCTACCTTGTTCAGTTAGTTTATCAATTTCAGCAACCACTTCTTTACTAGTTATCATTATTGTTTTCTCCATACTCGACGTATTTGCCTGTTTTAAGCTTCGCCACGAGTTTTTAAGTGCTAATTAGTATCTTTACACTAATACGTATTAAAACGGCGCCAATGTGTCTTAAAATGCGAATTACGGTATACGCATTCAAAACGTTTTGTTTCACTTCTCGATTGGCTTTGTGTTCTTGTCCACCACTTACAAATTATCAAAATTAGTAAAAATAGTAAATTAGTAAAATTAGAAAATAGTTACGCCTATATAACTAATATATATAAACCAAAACATATTTACTATTTTTCTAATTTCTCTAATTCTACCTACAAACCTTTCACAAGTATATTACTACTAAACACTATCATTGTTGTTAGATTAGTATATAGGGAGTATTGGTAGCTTGTGAAATAAAAACCTGTAAGCGCTCACATGAATTAGTTTTCATATATCCATTTTCTAATTCATTCCGCACGATATTACATTAGTGTTACATTATGAGTGATTTCTAACCACTGTCCAATATATTCATAATATTTATAATTCCTATCTAATATATTAAAATTGACACGCTGTTCAATAATTTAGTTTAAAGTTCAAATTGACGACGTAATTTTGTTTTATTTTTGTCGCTCATTTCACTTTTGTCGATAATCTCATTCATGAAATCAGTATCGCCAGTTTCTTGCTTGGTTACCATAAGCGCCCAATAAGCTGTAGCTTCTCTGTTACCATCTTCTGCGTTCTTAACCTTAGATAGTATAGAACGCTTATTGTTGCTCGTCATGCCCTTGACTTCTTTAGCGCCTGTATTAATCAGTCTAACGTTAGTGCCACCTACGAAGAAACGGTGTTCAACTGGCGCGCTAGCACTGTCAAACGGCTCGTCTATTTTTGCTGACAGCAACTTAACCAGCTGCTTGTATTCGCCTAACTCACCGCCAACTCTGTAGAACCATACTCTAGCACGCAAGCTTTCAGCATTACTGCTTGATGTTTCCCAAGCAATAGCAGACATACCAGTGTTGTTGATTTTGCGTTCTAAGTCGTCCATGTTTGAAGCATTAGCGCCATCTATGTCAAGCACCACGCCAACATAACCTGTCACGTTACCTTTCTTAAGGTTATCGTGGTAAACTGCTGGGCTAAATAATGGTTGCTTTTCTTTTTCTAGCTTGCCAAACTCAATCACTTCTTTTTTAAACTCTTCTGGGCTTTCAAAATTACGCTCACCGATCGAATCTTGAAGCGATTGGAACGCTGCAAATGTCAATTGGTCTACCTTGTACGGCTCGTCAATTACTCCTGTTGAATCAACATATCCATAACACGATTCACCATCCATTGTGAATGTTTGCGCTTTTAATCCAGCCTTTTTAACAGCCTTTTTAACTTCCGATTTGCCAAATTCTAAGTTCATTTCTTTCGTTGTCACACGGCCACGAGCCTTAATGTATTGCATAATTTCGTCTGTATCGTCTTCAATCACGCCATTCCAATCGTTAACGTGTGAGTATAGTTGCGTTTCATCATCTGTCACATAAGCCAATATGTTTTCTGCCGGTATGTTGTGTAGATAGTTCAGTTCCTCAAAGTTAAACTCCTTTTCAATGTTTTTATCTAGCTTGATAAATATAATACGCTTGTCGTTTTGCTTGTCTTTGAAGAATGGCTGTGCGTTGTTTGTTGCAATAACGCTTGATCCATTATACAATTCAGACCAACGAACTCCTGTACGAGCCAAAGGAATAGGCATGTTGTTGTTCATAAAGTTTTTGATGTAATCTTCTGTGACTGGTTTTTGGGGGTCATCATCATCAATCAAAACAACGAACTTGTCAATCACGTCTGCGTTCCAGTTTGCCGCATCAAACGTGCTAACAGGGCGGTTTTCTTTCCAGATAGCTGCCGCTTCTAATAGTTTAGCCATACATTCTAGTATAATCGTTTTACCGGTTGAAGCTCTCGTGCCTAGAATAAGGTGCTTTCTGATTCCGTGTCTTTGGTTGTCAAAAGGATATTTCATTAGGTCAGACCAGATGTTGTCGTAGGTCTGTGATTCAAGTATTTGGATAAACTTTTCAAGTGTTTCGTTACGTTTGATTGGCATGTTGCCTTGATCATCTCTGTGAAAGTCAAATATATTATCAACCGGTCTGACGGCAAACTCTACAATACGCCTCACAAGCTCGCTAGAAGCTTCTACAACCTTTCTAGTAGAATTGTCTATGTTATCCTTAATTGCCTTCTCAATCTC